TTGATTAAGATCTAATATTGTATAAGTTTGAACATCAAATAAATACAAATCCCATTGACTTGCTGCGTTTGAATATGGAGCATCTGATAAATTAAAAGAATAAACTCTAGCATCACCTATGTAAGTTGTAATGCCAGCAATATTTCCTTGGGATTTCCTTTGATTAAAAAGTCTTATACTACTCGTTGTATTAAGACCAATTAACGGAGTTCCGCTTACATTATTAACTATAATTTTTGATCCAAATTCAAAAGAAACTGATGATGAGGTAACAGTTTCTTTATCTCTTGGTTTTTTGACATCAATTATTGTAGACGATATTGTTTCAATATCATATCCTTTTACATAAGATTTTCCAGGACCAAATTTAATGCACATTAAATCATCAGAAGGTGTACCGCCCTGCTTAGTGCTTTGAGATGCAAGGTATATCCCACCATTACCTTCATTATTATTTAAAGATTCTTTGACTTCAATATCATAATCTTTTACGCTATAATTTCCTGATTCATCATATGTTCTTAATGCAATGTAATCTTTAATTGGATCTTTTGCAGGATTTACTGCCTTTGTTTTTATGAGAAGACCATCTTTTACTTTAAATAACTCAACAAATGAAGTATCATCAAAGTCATCTAAAGGTTTTTTAGATAATTTTGTAAATATTTTTAGTCTATTTGCACCAGGTGCCGAATAATTTGAAAATCCTTTAGCATTATCATTGAGAGATGAGTCATCTTTTGATGATATAATTTCTTCACTTACAGATAAACCTACTCTATAAGACGAATTATTCTTGTATGCATCTAAAACTAGTTTATCAGAAGTTACATCTACGAGAGCTCCTCTAATAAAAAATACTCCTGGTTCTATTTTTGCACAAGTTCCTATTGCACAAGAATCTTTAGAAATTAAAGTAGCGATGCTATCTCCTGGATTTATGACAGTATCTAAAAATGTAAATGATTCCTCATTTTCTTCTAGTAATAAAATTTCACCATTTTCAAAAAATGAAATTTTATTATCTTTACCTGCATCTAGATAGTTAATAAAAAATGTTAAATTAGTAATATTTTCTGCTTCTGAAATGTTTAAATATTGATCTATTTTTGCAACTATTTTTGTCGATTGTCCTACAATTTTTTTTCCTACTAATTTATCTGCATATAATAAAATATCTATACCTAAATGTTCAGAATTTACTTTAATAGAATAATACTTATCAATGTAACTGTGGCCACCTGGAAGCACCACAGAACCATCTTTTAAATTCATCCCTCTTGCAAGAGATTCTATTTGATTCTGTAATATTGATTGTGATGTAGTAAGTTCTCTAGCCTGAATTGGAAACCCTGGTCTAAATAAGACTTTATAAAAATTCTTATACTTATCAAAATCATCATAATAAGGTCCTACATTTAGATTAGTCTTCTGTGGCATTTTTAAAATTCCAGAATAATTTTAATGTCTTCTTTTTGTCTAGAGTTTCTTGATATTTCGGGTCTATTATCAAGATAGATAATTTCACCTGACTTTTTATTTATCTCTGGATTTGCAAGACCATTTGTAAATGATGAATCTAACGATATAATTTTGTTACCAGTTGGATTTGTAGTGATTCCTGTAAAATTAATATCTACAGATCCACTAAAATTAACACTAGACACAACATTTGCAGATGAGGCAAAGTTTAATACGAGTGATCCCGTTGTAACCCCAACATAATCGACAGTATCATGAGTATTTGGATTTAAAAATATTGTCCTATCTTGAAAATATTTTAAAACCTTAGTTTCTATGTCATAAGATGCTACATATGCCCTTGCAGTTCCACCAGTTACCGTTTGACTAATTACATTTCCTATCGTAGGAGTGCCTGGAGTATCTTGTAAAAATTTTATAGATCCCAGTGCAGAAAATTGATTTTCTGTAAATAAAGTTGTTGAATTATACTGTGATGGATTTTTAATGATTCCAATCTGAGCAAACTTAGTATCTACAGGAAAATCTTTACTAGAATCATCAAAACGAGCATAGACTAATACTTTATCTGCTCCAAGTTCAGTGTATATGTCATACCCATGACCTTTTGAGGGCGGAATAATTGGAATTAAATTTGCTCTGGTTGAAACACTACCATTAATTGTTCCAAGGTCTACAATACCATAAGTATACCCTTTTCCGCCAGAAGAGACTACTGCGTTTATTATTCTTCCATTATCATCTACATCAATAACGACTTTTGCTCCAGTTCCATCTCCAACTATATTAAATTCTTGCCCAAGACCAGATTTATACCCAAAACCTCTACTTTGAATATAAACTTGTTTTAATTGATTTTCATTAATGTCAGAGTTTCCATTATCTCTAACTGCTTTTATTTGAGCATTGGTTGAAGTGCTCCAATCATTAGGTAAAGAAATATAATCAGTTGAATCAAATTTTATTATGTCATTTGGAGAAATGGTAAATAGATATTTCCATAGATATCCATCCCCACTTGTACCAGCTTTGGAGGGTTCTAAATCAGTAAACGTTGGTTCGTCTAGAGAAGCATTCCCAGTTGGTAAATCACCTGTTGAACCATTGTATATACAAATATAAACTTTATATTCACTATTCATTACATAATAATTGGACTCATATAATCTAGGAGAATTCGTTATAGGAGTCAAATTAGTTAGACTATAATCATGTCTATACATTTCATAGTTTCTTCCTCGTTCCCAATTTATTCTTCTTACTAATTTTTTAGTATTTGCTGGAACAACTCTTTTACCAAAACACATCCCATCTTTAACAAAACTCATGTAGTTCTTGCTATCTATAGGATTTGGTGTATTGGTATCCCAATTTGCCGTTCTACCAAATCCAACAGCTGCTGAGTTTGGTAACCCTAGGAAAACATAATAAGAATTATTTGTTGTATCGTTAACTGAGTCAACAAAATTCCCAGCATTTAATATTCTAAACTGATCGGTTACGATTGCCGCCATATTAATATCTTTTTTCTATATTTATACTACCCAAGATCTTTTTTAAGAGCTCCACTGTCTCTAAGACCATATTCCCTTCTTTGAATAGTTGGGAATGTTGTTAGACCTGCATCAACTCTCAGCCCAGTTACCCCAATAGAAATTGGTGATGATGCTCTGGTGAATCCAGAAAGTCTTCCCCAAGAGAATCTACCACAGATATTTGTGGGTGATCCTGTAGTTCCCAATCCAACAACACTGGTCGTTGAAAGAATATTAGAATCAATTTGAGCATTGGAACCATTAGTTGTAATTGCGTTTACAATATAAACATTATCTAAAAATGTTGTCCCAATACCAACTATTGAAGTATTTAAAGTATTAATAGATGTAACTCCAGAACCAACTCCAGTATTATAAATGTAAATTGGATATCCAATTAAAAGTTCAGTAAAAGGATTTGCTGCTGCTTCTGGAATATTCACAAAGAATCTCAATGCTAGTGGATTTGAACCAGTTCCTGTGGTTGTTGTAATTCCGGTAATAATTCCAGCAAATCCTTGAACTGTGGTAATCTTAGAAATATTTTCATATATTATATTTTGTATTGGTGCAAGAACATTTGGTATTATTGAGGTTGTATAACCAAAACCAGGATTTATTATTGAAGTAGAAGTAATTGTTCCACCAGCACCAATTGTTGCTGTTGCTGTTGCTGTTGTACCTATACCAACACCAATAGTCTTTGGCGGAGCTATGGATAAAGTAATCGTTGCACCACTATATCCCGAACCGCCAGTATTAATCGTTAACCCACTAATAGTTCCACCAGCAGAAACTGTTGCAGTAAAAGATGCTCCTACTGGATCAGTATTGATTCCAACAAGAGTATTAACACCAACAATTATTGCACCAAAGTTTATTATCTCAATATTAGTTAGAGGATCATTTTCTTCATAATTAAAGAATTGAGCATCATCTACAAAAATTTCAGTATCTAAAATAGATAGATTTCCAATTACTTTTGCAGTTGGATAAACTAAACTTTCAATAGAATCTCTTGACTTATGAATATATTCATTTGCAATAATTTTATCTACTTTTTGTTTAGTCCAATTAATTGGTTTAAAGTTGATTGAATCAATTCCAATATCTGTATAAATGTCTGTTTCAACTTTATTTGCAGAACGTATATTTACTACTGTTCTATTTTTTTGTTCTATTGTTCCAATAATAAAATCATTCTTATTAAGTTTTAAAGTGTCTCCAGATTTTACAGTTTCAGTGACATTTACCTGCCTACTATCTTCATTTCTTGTTCCTCTGTAGAAGAATATATCTACTTTATCATTGATAGTTGGAGCTATTGTGAATATAAAAGAAGATCCCCCGTCAAATTCATAATTTGCACCTGGATTTTGAATTACTCCATTTACAAAAATTAAGAGTAAGGTATTAAGATCAATTTCTACAGACTCTGCATTATTCTCATCTTTCTCAAAACTTAACAAATCTCCATTATAAACTAGTGGAAATCTAACTCTGGATCCATTTTGAAGATCTTTTATTGAATCAATGTAATCAAGTTCTCCAAACTGCCAGGCAGAGAATGAATCGTTGAAGATTTCTAAAACTTCAAAAGTGCAGTCTATGAGTGGAGATGAAAGATTCTTATCAGTTACTAACCCAACTGGTTTAAATACATCACCTTTTTTGAATCCATAACCAGGTCTAGAAATTTTAAATGATTTTACTTCAAATAATGTGGAACCTATTCCTGTAGTAGAACTTGCTCCAACTTCGAGATTAAGTAGTAATCCATCGCCTGTGGTTGTGGTTGTTCCTATACCAAGTCTAGAAACTCCAATCACTGAAAGATTTTCATA